ATGTAAGAGGGTTTTTCCAAGTAAGGCCCACAGGACAAACTTGGTGGTGCGCGGTGTGAGTTTGTCAGAGTTCATAAACTGACTAACCTTGTGAATGACGTTATACTGGAAATATTTAGGACCCGGGTTCGACTCCCGGCACCTCCACCAACTATTTAATAATATGGAGATAATTAATGGCTTCAATATTTGGCGACGATGGCGATGACACACTAATAGATGGCGATGATGATGTAATTATTGACGCTGCTGGCGGTGATATATATCTTAAAGATAGCGGTAACACTTTTGGCAGGTTAACTAATTCTGGTGGTAATCTAAGAATTAAGAATGTCAATACCAACGTCGTAACATTTAGTAATGCGAATACCACTCTTGAAGGTAACCTGACTGTTAGCGGATATGTAACCAGTGTACCATTGGGGGCGGAAACTATTGTCGGTGACGATGGCTCGGCCGCGGCCTCGCCTACTGTTCCGGTAACTTTTATATATACAAACGAAGGCTCTTCTAATATAAGCCTAGCAGATGGTGGTTCTTACCCATTACGTAAGCTTTTTTATCTTGGATTAGGCGGCGTGGGAGAATCTGCTATAATTACTCCAGATAATCTTGGTGGAGCCTCGAATGTTACACTAAGTGCAACTGCAGATAGGGTTGAATTACTTTGGATTCCAAGTCCCGGAAGTACATGGACTAAATTATGGAGTGAAATAGCTTAATATAGCTATATAAAAGGAAGTAACAAATGAAAGAATTATTTGAAAATTTTAGAAAATTTATAAATGAAGATATTAATAGCCAGCCTGTTAGTATCAGCCATTCGTGAATTACTCATGGACACCCCGTCGGGGCGCCACAGAGAGTTGGGGAAGTTTTAAATCATTCTCTTACTGAAAGTGGCAAGATTGAGTTTTATGAAGTTAAATTTGAAGATGGAATAGAAATACTTTCAGAAGATGAATTTACTGGCGTTACTGTACAAGAACATACTCATGGGCCCAAACCTAAGCCTAAGAAAAAGAAGAAAAAGAAAAAGTTAAAAGAGACATGACCTGATCTAGTCGACCGCCCGGGTGGTGGTGTTGTTGGTGCTATATTAGCTAAGATATCTCAAGAATAATTATAATTAATTAAATTCATAGGTTTGCTTAAATATCTTCTATTTATTTTAGAGGTATTGATCAATGGGATAACCTTGCTGGCATTTCTGCATCTTTTATCCATCCCACTTGCAATTGTGTACTCACATGTGTTAGAATGGGTCTTGCATAAATATGTTTTACATGGATTGGGAAAGAATAAGAAAAGCCCATGGGCCTCACATTGGCACAAGCATCACAGAAGTTCCAGACAGAATGATCATTACGATGGTGATTATAAGAAAGGATTTTTTGATTTAACAGTTCGCTCTGAAATATTGGGCTTAAGTATATTATCTCTTGTACATATACCATTAATTTTTGTTTCACCTATATTTTATACTACTTTAGTAATTTGTGCAATAAGATATTATTTAATACATAAAAAATCTCACTTAGATACTGAGTGGGCTAAAAAGCATCTTCCTTGGCATTATGATCATCACATGGGCACTAACCAAGATGCTAATTGGGGTGTTACTACTGACTGGATTGACAGACTCCTTGGTACTAGAATAAAGTACTTTAATTAAATTTTATTTAAATTTTATAATATTTGTTATTATAATATCTAATATGAATATGAACTTCTTAATCTATACTATAAGGAACTAAATTTGAATGTAAATAATAAACCATGGAAAAATGAAAGTTATCACTCTACTTTTGAAGAAGCTGATTCTATTAGAAACAAACTAATTAGAATATGGGAGACAGAGAAGAAGCATGAAGGAATGCAGGTTAAAATAAAATGGATGTCTTCCAAAAATAAATTTGCAGTCAAAACCAGACTGCATCCAGACTTCGAAAAGAAAAAGGAGGAAAAGAAGAGTGGGAAAAATAGCAAGAGAAATAAAAAAAATCCAGACACAAGAATGTTTGACGCTTCCTCAAGTGTTTGAAAAATATCCTCATTTAGCAGATCTCCAATATGAAGAGCTGAATGAAGAGTCATCACTGAATGAAGAATCAAATAAACAAATCCAACTTTTGTTGGATTGATTAAAAAGGAGGTTTTCTATGGAAAGCTTATTGGTACCTGTCGTGTGCGCCGTTGTTGGCGGCGTCGTCGGCTGGGTTCTAGCTAAAAAAAACGTTGTTTAATTAGCTAATTTTGTATGATCCCCCAACGGTTGATATCGTTGGGGGATCTTTTATTTACCTTCGATTAACTGAGCCTATTATTGTAGTATAATTATTGGCCCGTAGCTCAGAGGTTAGAGCACCATTCTTATAAAGTGGGAGTCCCGGGTTCAAGTCCCGGCGGGCCGACCACAAAATTTGAGGATTCAATGAAGTGACAATAATAAAATGTGAAGAGTGTGATACAGAGTTTATTAATGAAGAGTATGGCCTTCATAATTCATGTGATCTATGTGCATGTAAAAATTTACAGTTAATTGTGTTGCCCACTTCATCTGATTCAAAAATTACATCATTTATGACAGTACGTTATAGAAGAGTATATCCTTTAATTTTCGAAATTAAAGAAGAAAAGAAAGAAAACAAAGAAGAAAAGCTAGAAAAAGTAATGGGCTTTAATTAAGAGGTAAAAAATGATTGCAGATATTGTTGTTGGGTTACAACATGGAGACGAAGCGAAAGGAAAAGTAACACACCATCTTTGCTCAGAGGGCGGGTATACACATGTATTAAGATTCAATGGCGGAGGCAACGCCGGCCACACCATTTATCACAATGGACAGAGATTTGTAACACACTATATTCCAGCTGGTGTATTTTATGGTATTAAGAGCATTGTTGGAAATGGATGTGTATTAAATGTCCAACATTTTTTTGAAGAACTTGAAGAACTAAAGAGTGCTGGTATCGATACTTCTTTAGTTAGAGTAGCTAAAAATTGTCATTTGATTACCAGTGATCATTTAGCAGAAGATGGAAGAGATAAGAAGATTGGTACGACAAAGAGAGGAAACGGGCCGGCTTATCGTAACAAGTATAATCGAACCGGGTTGCAGGCAAAAGACGCATATGAATTAAAGCCATTTTTAATTGATCTTTATGAAGAATTTTTCAATAATGAAAATGACGTTAAAATCTTGTGTGAAGGTGCTCAAGGGTTTGAGCTTGATATTGATTGGGGTGATTATCCGTACGTCACTTCTAGCCACTGTACTTCCGCCAGCGCGCTGCTCAATAGCATCCCAATCCATGCAGTAAGAAATGTTTGGGGCGTAGGAAAAGTTTATGATACGTACGTAGGTACAAAGAGTTTCGAACCTAACAGTGAAATATTTAATAAAGTTAGAGAAGTTGGTGAAGAATATGGAGCGACCACTGGGCGGAACCGACAGTGCAATTGGTTAGACATTAACCGTCTAATTAAGTCTATTAATATTAATGGAGTAACTCATCTAGTGCTAAATAAGGTTGATGTATTAGAAAAGATTGGAGTACATGCCCTTTATGATCATGAAAGAACAATGAAGTTTGATGATGGAGAAGATATGCGCGCTTATATTCTGGGACGTCTAGAAAAACCGCAACTTCTTCATGAATTACAAGAAGTTTACTTTTCGGGTAATAAAAGCAATATTAATATGCCCTCTTAGCTCAGTTGGTAGAGCATCGGACTCTTAATCCGCAGGTCGTAGGTTCGATCCCTACAGGGGGTACCACACACAGGAAAATTATGAAAGAAAAACTACTAGAAGCTTTGCTATCACATTATAAAGCTCAAAAAGATGAAGCTATAGCTGTCATCGATCTTTATTTAAAAAAATCAGTTGGTATCGGAGATCATTCAAATATATTAGATGAACTTAAGAAATGGACAACAAAATTATCAGAAGCACAAGAAAATTTACTGGTTTTAGAAAAATATTTTATAGAGGAATAAAATGAACTACAGAATAATAAAAGACACTTTTATACCTTCCAAGAGATATATCTGGAAAGACGGCAGCTGCCTAGGTTTTGTACAAACTGAAATAAAAGAAAAGCATGATATTAACTGGAAGAAGTATAGAGAAGATAAAACACTCAAAATGTCAGTTATGGATCGTTTAACTATGAAATATGTTGCAACATCCTTTCCAAATATTAGTTGTGGCCAATATTCTAAGATTGAAGATGCTATTTTGGCCATTCAAGATAAACAACAAGAAATATTTAATAACCAAGAAAATTTTGATATAATTACTATTGGTGAGAACGATGTCTGATCGTTGGAGCTTGTGGACTCGCAATGTTATTGACAGATATAAAAATTGGTCTACTGAATCAATACGGAAAGATTTGCAGAGAACCGCAAATCCCTTCGCAGTTTGTATGGAACATTGGCAAGGCGATTTCAACATTAGCACACTCATTCGTAACGCAAATGCGTTTAATGCTAAAAAAGGTTATTATTTGGGTAAGAAAAAGTATGATCGAAGGGGAACGGTTGGTACACATCATTATGTGGATCTTACTTATCTCGGTGTATCTTGCAGCTCATTGGTAGATCTTAAAAACGTGTACACGATCGTCGCGATTGACAACAATGTACCTAATACCCGCAAATTGGGTGAATTTGATTGGCTATCCCTAGAAAAACCACCTCTTATGGTCTTCGGTGAGGAGGGAGTAGGGCTAACTGATGAAACATTGAATATTGCCGATTATAGCATAGAAATTCCGCAATATGGCTCTGTACGTAGTTTAAACGTTGGAACTAGTTCGGGGATTCTAATGTACGACTTTGTGCAATCTTTAAAAAATTCCAAAGTTGCTCGTAAGTGGCAGAAAGACTTATATGATGAAACTTATAATGTACAGAATGTATCATCCCTATCAATTCACCCTTAGCATTAATAACTGGGGAGCCCGATGAGCCTCCTATAACTGGTATACCATAGAAAGCTCGTCCTTTTAGATTTCCAAAAAATTGACCACTGTATACTGGTACCATATTTTTTTCTATTATGCCTAGAGGTCCAGCTAAGTTATATACTATTTCACCATATTCTGGTTTTTTTGAACTTATTTTTAAATAACTTGGCAGTTCACCTGATGAACTCATGAGTAGACATATATCTGCGTCACGATCGTGTTTTAGAATATATATCATGTATTCTTTATCATCACGGTCAATAGCTTTTAAAAAGAAATCACCATTATTTGAAAGGATAAAGGCTTCGAAACTTTGTTGCTCACATACATGAGCAGCTGTTAAAACTGCTTTTTTATTATCATATAATACTACAGCTCCAGTGCCCATTGACATAAGCTCATATTCAGGACATATACTGGTTTCTTTATCACATCCTCCAAACCTGGCCCAAGTTTCAATCTTCAATATTGATTTTTTAGCGTCTTGTAATGACTTAATCATATTTGTTTGTGTTGCACAACTATTTACAAACGAAGCTAAAATGAGTATTACAAAGATTGTTAAATATTTATTCATTATATTTTAATTAGTTTTTGGGTAAAGAGTAAAGCATGAAAAAAACTTACGTATTGGATACCAACGTATTTTTGACAAACGCAAAGTCGATTTTTGAATTCCAAAATAATGATATTATTATACCTTTAAAAGTTTTGGATGAAATTGATAAACATAAAAAAAGACAAGACGGTGTTGGTTTAAACGCTCGATCTGTTATTCGAATCTTGGATAACTTGCGAAGCAAGGGCAATCTTCATAAAGGCGTCAGAATTGCTAAAGGCAAGGGTATATTATCTGTAAGAGGATATGATGTAGAAGATCTTCCAACTTCCTGCGACTTGCAAAGCGCAGATAATGAAATTATCACAACAGCAATTACTGAACAAAAAAAGAACTTTAAAAGAAAAGTGATTGTTGTAACTCGCGATATTAATATGCGTGTGAAGTGTGATTCACTTGAAATTTTAACTGAAGATTATGTTACCAATAAAGTCGTAACTGATCGTAATAAGCTATTTACTGGCTTTGCAAAACACTTAGTCGATGATCAAACAATCGATCATGTATATGAAGGTCGGGAAGTTATTTTTGAGAAAGAAGAGGGTGCCTTTAAACCAAATCAATTTTTGATGCTTGTTTCAAACGCGAATGAAAAGAAAACTGCGTTGGTCAGATTCAAAAACTATAATTTACCTTTACATAAAGTTTCTGAATACAAGAATGGCGTTTGGGGTTTAAAACCTAGAAATAAGGAACAGATGTTTGCTTTAGATGTTTTGTTAGACCCAAGCATTCCTATTGTGACTCTCGTTGGAAAAGCCGGTTGTGGTAAAACTCTTTTGGCAATTGCAGCCGGCCTAGATCAAGTATTGGATCAAGAAAGGTATAAAAAACTAGTTGTGTCAAGACCCGTACAACCTCTGGGAAAGGATATCGGCTATCTTCCTGGTACAATGGAAGAAAAAATGAGGCCATGGCTGATGCCAATTCAAGATAACCTAGATCATTTGTTAAATGGTAAAAAAGACTCTATGTCAATGTTTTTTGAGAACGGTACTATCCAAATAGAAGCTCTCACGTACATTAGAGGCAGATCTATAACTAATGCTTTTATTATTATTGATGAAGCACAAAACTTAACAATACATGAATTAAAGACTATAATTACCAGAGTGGGCGAAAATACTAAAATAATCCTCACAGGTGACATAGAACAGATTGACAGTGTATATTTAGATTCGACATCTAACGGGCTGTCTTATGCAGTAGAAAAACTTAAAGCTCATGATCTTTCTGGTCATATGACTTTAATAAAAGGTGAGCGATCAAAAGTTGCCACTCTAGCTTCAAGGGTACTATAATGGAAACAATTAATGCAAAAGAATTTAATAATAATCCTACTTTAGAAGAGGTAGTTGAGCCAGAAAATGATCTAAAAAACTTTTTGGTTGAATATGTTGGTGAGAAAAACAATCCAGAAGATAAAAATGTAACAGTTGAAATGATTGTTGATACTATGGCTCAAGATTTCCCGGAATTTATTCTTGCTGTAGCAGAAGAAAATTGGATTAGAGGTTACCAACAAGCAATTCAAGATGTCGATGAAGGTATCAAGATAGAAAAAGAAAACGAGAGTGAGAAAAAAAGAACTTGTAAATTATGTGAAAACCCAGAATAAAAAGC